AGCTTTACCTAATCTACCTACAGCATTAATTCCTTTAGATAAAGGAATATCAGAAGCTAACATAACACCTGCATCTATAAGACCTGATAAGTTATTTGCAGCATTTGTTCCTGATGACATTACTTGATAAGTCATAGCTCTACCAGGACTGTAAGGTTGTAGTACTCCTGTATCTAATCCCTTTTTATTTCTCCACCAATTTGAAATACTAAACCAATCATTAATATTTTTTCCTGGTCCTGCGTAATTAGATTTTCTACCTTCAAAAAACATAATTTTATTTGGGTCAGTTAAAGATGTATATTCTTGTATTCCTAATGCTTCGTTAGCTTTTATAGGTGTTCCAATATTTTCATAAAATATTTTTCTTGCTTCTTCTTCAGAAAATCCCATATCAACAAGTCTGTGATAACGTGCATCATCTTCAGCTAATATACTTTCAAATAAAAATTTTCTTCCTTCTCTTTGATAGTTAACAGGATTTCCTGCAATAGCTTCATTAAATGCAACACTAAAAGCAGTTTTACCACCTAATTTATTTGCTTCACTCCACATATTTATATAAGAACGTAATTCACCCCACATATTTTTATCTTTACCAATATCAGGTACTTGTGTATTTGAAACAAACATTTGTAGATTTTGTTGTACTTCTTCAGGTGTATATCCTTCTTGTAACCATTTATCATAAAACATTAAATCAGCAACATACTTACGTTGTCTATTTATCTTACGTATTTTTTCTCCAAAACTTTCTACAGCAAGTAAAGCCCATATACCTATTTCAGCATCACCTTTAACTGCTTTTAATAAATTAACAGTCATATCTTGATGTTCAGGATATAAATATTCTCCATTAGCATCAGTACTTGCAAGTTCCCATGCTTTCTTTCCATACTCTGCTTGATTAACAGCATATCTATCTGCAACATCTTCTACGGCTTTGCTATCAGGATTTGCTCCTACCATAGACATTGATGTCAATGCTGACTTAGGTAAGTTAGGATATTTTTTAGATATTTCAATCATACGTTGAGCTATGTCAACATTTAAATTATTTTTAATGTCTGTAAACTTTTTTTGTCTAGCTTCGTTCTGTTTTAATAAATCTTCTTCAAATACTGGGTCAGGAAAATACATTAGTTACTTCCTTGATTTATCAACTCCGATATTATAGAACTTGGATAAACTTGATACATAGCAGCTAAAAGCATGTTTGCATCTTCGTCAATAGCTTGTGCAGGTGGAGAACCTGGACCTAACATAGCACCTTCAGTAATAGGTTCTGCAGGTCTTTCAGTTGGAGCAAATATATTTAATCTTGTAGGTTGTTGTGTTCTACGTGCAACAGGTAAAGGAGCAGCTTGTTGTTGTTCAACTAATTCTTGTCCTTCTCCATATGCTTGACCAGGAATACGTCTTATAGGTTGTGTTTTACTACCTGCTCCTCCATCTGTACGTGCAGATAATGCACCTGGTCCACTTACTGCTGCAGGTTTACTTGGTTCTCTATAACCACCCCTAGAACGTTTCTTCGCCATAACCCTCCATTATTACTATATAAATTCCTGGATATGGATTAATAATTTCGTATGCTTGGTCAAAATTAATAATTTGCGTATCTCCATATTCCTCATTAATTAAACTCCAAAACTCTGCTTCAACAAATTCTTCGTTCATTATACAAGTCCAAATGCTTCCTGAATACTTGGTGCTTGTTGTGGTAATGCTTGTGCCATTTGTTGTTGTTGTATCATAGCCATTTGTTCAGGTGATAACTGTGGTTCTTCAGGAGTATAAAATTGTTTAAGTACTTCTGTCATAGCATTAGGGTTTTCATAAATTGCTATTACTGCCATAGTTGCAGCAGCATCACCTTGTGCTGACCTAGAAAGTACGCTATCAAATAAAACAGTTTCTGCTTTATTCTTACGTATACGTTCTTGTACTTTTGCAATATTTTCTAAACCATCAATGTTATCTTGTAAAGTTTCTACGTCTATAACACCTGCTTGTAATAACTGTAATCCAGTTACAATTTTTTGTGGCTCATCAAATCCTGCCATGACACCATAAATACGTCTTGTTTTATGGTCACCACCAATATCACTCATTGGTTTATAGTTTTCAGAAAATGATGTTCCATTAAAGTAACCTGCCATAGGTTTACTTTCTGCACCAGTTTCTAGTGTAATTATTTCATCTAACTCAAGTCGTTTACTATCCATTTCAGATATACCAACTTTTATTATTTCTCTATATTCATTAATCATTAATGACATAGATGAGTTAAGTTCTGCTAGTCCTGCACCAGTAGCAACACTTGCAGGAGATTGAGCATCATCAGTAACTGGATAACCACCTACTAATCTAAGTTGACGTTCTAATCTATCTACTTGTTGAAATAACTGATACGGAATATTGTTTGCAGGTTTTGAAACTTGTGTACCTGGTGCTAAATAGTTAACAGCAAATCTACCTTTACGATATTGTCCACTTTCTAATTCACCTGAAATATTTGTTTCTGTGAATACAGCATCTTCCATAGCTATTGCTGACATAATATTTATTTTTGCCATCATAGCCATAAGACCTATAGTGTGGTCATATTGACCTTTAAGTTCATCAAAACTAAATCTTTTCATAAACACAAATGGAACTGTGCTTAATGGATTAGGTATATAGTCAAATAATTGTCTTGTTTCAGGATAAACAATGTAAGTACCTGTAATATCATAGTACTCAATTATGTCTACACCTTGACCAGTATTATCTTCCCAATCTGCTCTTTGAACATTTCCTCTGTCATAACCAATAAGAGAAGTACTTGCATTTCCAACTGCACCTGTCTTTTTCTTTTCATTTGGTTTTAAAATTACATTTTTATATTCAGGATATATTTGTGCTAGTTTCCATCTAGGTACACTTCTAAGTATTGCTAACTCTTGTGGTTTTTGGTCAGGACCAAAGTTACCAGGAAATGTATCATATGGGTCACGAAGTTCTGCTGTAGGATAAATAAATCCATTCTTATCCATCTTGCTTGTTATTATCCAAGCACAATAACCATAACCAGGTAACCACCTAGCAGCTTGTGCTAATTGTAAATTTAATGTTTGTTTGTCATCATAAGATGCAACAATACGTTCTAGTTTTTCTGCTCTAAGTCTTGCACGTTCACTATCGTTATTATTCATAACGTCTACTCTTACTTGTGGTACACCTGATATTTTTTGTGCAAGTCTATCAATACCTGATTGTAAAAGGTTTGGTGCAGGTAATAAATCAGCATCTGCTGTGTCCATTTGATTACCTAGCAATGCACGAATACCATCTGCTCCACCATTTAAGATTGCACGTATTCTATATTTATTTAATTGTCTTGTATCACTAGGAGTACCTGCAACTAATTCTTGTGCTGCGTCAATAACTTCCTGTGCTGATTTTCTATTTAAATCTATTGCCATGGTGCATTATTCATCTCTGTTATATTATAACCACTAAAACTTGGATTGTAGTCCATTCCTACCTCTGCTAAGTGTTCTTTCTGAACACGTCTAAATACTCTCATTGGAAACCATGCTGCCATAACAATGTCAGTTTTATGCTTGTTCCTACTAGAAACAGGTTTACCATCAAAGTACACTAATTGTCTTTTATAACTATCTATTTTAGCTTGACTTTCTGAATTGCCATAAGGTAAATGAATTTTATTTGCTTCAAACAATTCAGACATTGCACCTACACCATATAGTGGGTCGTGCTTGTTTTTGCCTGTTAAATGTCCTTGTAACAATATTCCTGTTCGTAGTACAAACTCTTTTATATTATCGTCTTGCCTAATAGCAGTTTGAAATCCGTTTTCTTCAATAATCCAATGTGATAAGTCATACTTATGCCACCAGTCACTAATAATTTGTGCAGCAGCTCTAACACCACCACCTTGTTGATTATCTATATCTATACAATAAAGTTCTGAGTTCCAAGTATCTATACCCCACAAAACAGCAGCTTGATAACCACTAGCTGATGGGTCAAGTCCTGCAACAAGTTGTAATTGTTTTGGAATATTTCCTACAACTAAATCTGTTCTCTTACAACTATCTATAGCATCAGGATTAAATATTTGTGTACCTTGAACATATGCTTGATTAAAATAAACCATTTCAAATATCTGTCTACCACCTGTAGTTTCAGCAGCTTTCATTCTTGAGAGTAACCATTTATAAGTTCTCTTACCTGCCCATAGCATACATTCTTGATGTTCTGCATCTGCAGTTTCAGGTAAGTCACATTCTAAATCGTGTGCTGTTTCTACGATACTTTCAAAACTTTCGTTATTTAATAAATGATGATATAAGTCATCAGGGTGCTGTCTTGAACCAATTACTACTACAGCAGTATGTTCCTCTTTTCTTGATGACAAAGTAGTAGTCCACCATTGTCTAGTATTTTCTCTAGCACCAGGTTGCATTGTAGTTTGATGGTCCTCAATGTCGTCTGCAATAATTATGTCACAGTCACGTGATAATATCTTTCCACCTTTACCTACAGCAACCATAGTTGGAGATTTAATACCAGGAACTGTTCTTGTACCTACAGTAAATTGATTAGAAGCCCACATTTTTCCTGAACGGTTATCAGGTTTAAAATTCTTTCCAGGTTCACAGAAATCTTCTTGTAATCTTTCATTACTTTCTAATTGGTCTAGTACAGCAGATACAGCATTCTTAGCAATATCTTCATTACCACCAACCCACATAATTCTTACATTAGGGTTTTTACATATTTGATATACAGCAAAGTGTATAAGAAGTTCTGTTTTACCATGACGTGGTGGTGACAAGATTAATAGTTCATCTCCATGTTCTATAGCATGAATAATCTTATTTATCCAGTTAGTGTGAAAATCTGCAGTATCGTACTTCTCTCCTGTTTCTGTTGCAAAGTATTTATTTCTAAAAGCAGAAAAACTCTCTAGTGCTGCTTGTGCTTCATCAGGTACTTGCCAACCTTCTGCATCTAACTTATTCTGTAAATCTATTTGATAAGCAGCATTCATCTTAGAGATAGTTGCTATTGGACAACCAATTACTTCTGCTGCCTTAGTTGCAGTTAATTCACTATTCATTACTTTATCAGCTAAACCACTATCAACATACTCTTGATAATGTTTACCTTTCATTGGAGTTAATGCTGAATACTTACTGTTAATAGGTTTATCTTGTTTTTTATTATGCCTGTATTCTTTCATATACTGTCTACGCTGACATTGGGTAGAACAATATTTAGATTTGTTTTCTGGTAGCCGTTTTCTACAGTTAGTAGCGTGGCATATCTTCTTAGACATATTTTCCTATCTTTTTTGTAAAGATTTGTGTAATGATTATTATATGGTATAGTAGTAGAAATTACAAACATTGGGAACAAGTAATTAGTTACAAGTGAAGTTGCAATCGGGGTGCAGAAAGCTCAGGACTGGTAACACAGTAAAGCAGTAACACAAACTGAGTACTCAAGGATTAAAGAAAATTCTCAATCATAAACCTTCTTTTTTATATAGCCCGTTATGTCCAAAAAGGCTACAAACCCTTATCATTACAATGTTTTACTAGAATATTTTTTTCTACTTACATATATACAGACAGGGGTACGCAGATTAACACCTGTGGGTCATACGCATGTGTGTGTACACGTGTATGCCTGTACCCGTACACATAATGTACAGGTAGGTATGTGCATGTGTTCATGTGTGTGTATATGCACCTACATATAGGGGTATGGCTTTTAAATACTACTATATGTAGTAGTATGAAGTTCTTTGCAACTGATTGAAACTCTTAGACTATTCTTATAGAATAGAGAATAGACCGATACACAATATGTTGTGGTTTCCCAATGAGCCACTAGATGTAGTGGTTATTGCTACTGCCGTTGGTGGTGGTAATAGTATTTAACCCCTTACTCTTGTAAGGGGATTAAATACATTAATCCGTGTGAGAAAGGTTGAGAAAATGCCGTGCAATTACTGTGGGTCTACCCACAACACATCATACTACACAGGCGACTACGAGTGCTATGTGTGTCGTTCGTGTGCTACGAGCGAGGCGTACGAGCTAAGCCATTGGTTCGACGAGCTGTTGGATACCGAATTTTAGGAATATTTAACCCCTTACAGAGTAAGGGGATTAAATATCCTATTAGCTGATTGAAAAAAAACAAAGCATGAGCCGTTAAAGGTGGAGCTAAATCACGTGTCAGCTACGTGAACCTGCGTGTGCAGGTGGACATGCCTATATGTATGTGGGGCGTGTCCAAGTGTACACAC